TCAAGGCTAGGGGCTTATTTCCTATATATTGTTCATCCCAGAAGTCGTAACCTTGTGGGCTATTGTCCCAATCAAAAGCATCAAGCAAACTGTGTTCTTCACCTGAGACAACTTCAGCTAAGGATTCTAGGCTAACCTTAGAAAGAAAATATTCTGTGTAGATTACCTTACTCATCTGATACTCTTTAGCTTGATACAACATACTCTTAAGTTCCTCCAAGTCTAGTGGTTTACCATCTAGATATTGTCTTGACCAGAAGCCGTGGCCCTGTGGGCTATCAGCCCAAGCAAAAGCCTGACACAAACTGAACTTTTTACCTAAGATAACTTCAGCTAAAGGTTCCACACTAACCACAGAAAGAAAATCTTCTGTGTAGATTACGTTACCCATCTGTGTACTCCCCCACATGCGTCATAAGTTCCTTTAGTTCCGTGTAACCCCCAACAAGTGAACCATCACTAGCAAACACTTGTGGTACGGTATTAAGGCTTGCTCCTTTCATTAGGGTTATCATCCAACGGTTGTTACGATCCTCTATGTCCCACACGTTATAATTAATACCCTGTTCTTCTAGGATAGCTTTAGCTTTAACACAAGCTGTACAGTCTTTCTTCGTCAGTAGCGTGTAGGTCATTTGTTCCCCCTTACTTTGGTTTATGTGAGCAGTTTATGCACATGCTCAGGTATACTAACTATTAAGTCAAGTCTACGATCTCACAAGAGTCACCAGAGCAAGCTAAGGTCTGACTTCCCGATGTGTTATCTTCCATTTCATACTCAGAAAGTTTGGCCCAGTCAATACCTTTTGGCATAAGACCCAACAATTCTTTGTAAGTACCTTCGGATACCTCTTGATAAGGTGCCTGCTGGTACGTGTGTTCAGAGAACGGTAGAAACGACACACCAGACATTTCATCGAAGTTCTTGTAGACAAAGGCACCAACTTCCAACCATTCGTCAGTCTTAACACTGATTGTTACGCTGGGTTTATGTTCACACCAGTGTCGTTGGTATGCCAACCAAGTCTCAAGTTGTTCGATAGCAGTCATGTCAGAAGTAACCACAGCATTATCAGGCGCACGCATAGGAAAGCTAAACACCACTGTTTGCTCAGGCTTCATTGCACAAGGTTCACAGGGGATACCTTGGTCCTTCATAAACTGTGTCAGAGGGTCTTTAACATCCCCACGTACTGTCCTCACATAATACTCAGAGTAACGAGCGTGAATACCAGAAGAACTATCTACCAGTTGGGATACTGTACCACTTGGTTTTACGCAAGTAATTGCAGCAGATACAGGTAGACCAAGACGAGTAGACCAGTCAAGGTTAGTGGCAACAGCAACTGCCTTTAGGTGCTCTAGAGTTTTATTAAGGCCTTGGTTCTTTGTGGTCGTTAGTGGGTTATCCATAGTCCCCGTCAGGGATACGCCGAGTAGTCTTTCTTCTTCCGTGTTTTTCTGCCATACTTTTCTAAGGTAAGGGAAGTTTGTAAAGGAGGACTGTATAGTTCCCAGAATAGTTGCCAGACGAACTTTGTATTCAATAGATTCCACAGTATCAGTTGCACGTACTACCACCTCGGTCAGATTCATTTATGTTCACTAGTAGTCGCAAGTTACTAGCGGTAGCGTGTTATAACCCAATCAGCAAACTTTAGTAGTTCCTCAGGGGAGGCATCTACCTTCATCATGTTTGCACGGTGAGAGACTACCATTACGTTGCCTTTCACATAACCCAAGTTGTTGTCTACACGATCTAAAGCAGGGCTGTTAGGGTTTCCCCCAGAACGACCCTTGTGTACGACAAGTTCAATACCCAGAATTGGGCAGTGGGTTGGGATGTGTATATCAGAGAGTTCAATACTAAACTCCCTACCACGTTCTTTAGCCCTTGATTTTGCTCTTCGTAACATCTTCTTCTCAGGGGCCTCAGACTTAACACGCTCGGAGTTACAAGTTGGGCAAATCGTTACAGTCTTACTGGTGATGTTAAACATATTGTCACATTCTTTACTAGAACACTGACGTTTATTTACACCAACAAGATTGCCTTCACGATTAACTTTCACACTACAACTCCGTTCTCCTACATGTTTCCATGCAGATCAGACTATATCATCACCCTAAGTAAATAGGGGCAAGGCACTTCCACCCGCTTGGGTGTATGGACATTATTGGCTGTTCTAGCCTCTCGTCCTAGTCGTTGAACCTTCCTCATCATCCCTGATGGGCTTGGCTGCTGATTACCATATGTTTTCACTTAGGCTTCCCAGCAATTCACCTTGTTTTACTTCTGCTATCTTCTTAACAGAATTGATATGGTCGTAGGATAATTTCACTACAAGGGTTAGTCCCAAAATCAAAATTAGGGTCACGACGACCATTCTTGGCTGCTTGTTTTACAGAAGCTTCTCGGTTAAAGATACCCCGTTCACCTGACCCACTTTCTACTAGAGCCGTCCACTCCCGCATAAACGACATACTATCAGGTTTCTCTGTGTAGCAAACAGAGTTGTTAGCCAAAGCCCGATGAGGTGCGTTCTCCCACCATGAGCCAGACTTAGCATGTCGCATACGATCATCTGACAAGTTAGACAAAGAGATCATAGCACTGCGACGAACACCTCCAACTACTACTACCTCACCAATCTTACACATGATGTCGTGGCACTCAATAGAAGAGAGCTTACGGCCCTTAGCATTAGCGAAGGTACGAGTAACAAAGTTAAACAAGTCAACTAGAGGGGCTGGACCTGATGCACGACCACCAAAAGTCTTGAGCTTTGCCCCTGCTGGTCGTACTTTAGATACGTCCCACTTAGGAATTTCCCCACTATACAGCAAGGCAATAACCTGACGTAGAGCTTTAGCCCAACCCTCCTTACTGTCCTTTACAATCACTGTTGTCTCACTCTGGAACAGTAGCTCAGGAACCTCTGGCAACTTCTTTACAGACTGACGTTCTACAGAGAAACCTACACCTGTACCACACAGCAAGATAAACATAGCCTCATCAAAAGACTTAACATCATCCACTGGCATAAAGGCACAGTTGTAAGCTGCGGTATTGTCACGGTTCATAGCTGGGCCTGCTGACATAAGCGCACGCATAGAAGGCATAACACTAAGGTCTAGGATAGCAGACCTAAGCTCTTCTGTAGTATTGTCGTCAAGCTTGTCCCCAACCACATTGTCAATGTATCGGTCTACCGTCTCCCCCCAATTCTCTCGTCGTCCCTTATCTTCCAACCAGCGGGCATACCGTGAGGTTGCAATAAATGTTTGGTAATCGTTGGGCAGGTAGTTGCTAGTCATACTTTATTCTTCTTTCCACGTTTTTCAAGATCATCTTTTTGCCATACAAGTCGGTCTATATCACATCGGTTAATACCTATGTCCTTCAACTCCATGTTGGATAGCATGTTCAACTCTTTGATCACATTCCTGTGTGCCCGCCAAGTCATAATGTACCTCACCAGTCTGTAGGGCCAGTGTATCATACTAGGTCGCTCAAGTCAGGGGCTTTGTAGTTTGGACCCTTAAGGACTTTACCATCCTCACGGTAGATAGGCTTTCCGTCGTCCCCCAACTTAGACATATTACTCATATGTACACGGTAGAAAGCTTCGTTTAGTTCTCCCTCAATAAGTTTACCGTTATCCCATAGGTAATTCGTTGCCTCTAATAGAAGTCTTTCGGTTTTCAACTTCTCTTCTTTCGGCAAGAACTCGAGGGAATCCCAACCCTCCCCAGACACAACACTGAACCCTACAAACACATAAGACAAATCTGCCAGCTCTTTTAGGTGAGCTTCTGTGCCAACAGTCTCCGCCTTAGCTTCTGCAAGCTCCTCTTCCACAAGTTTAACCCACAGGCGAGGGTCGAGGGAGGCCCCAAAAGTTTTGAGAAACTCCTCTACATAAGTGTCTAAGCCTTCTGGAAGATTTCCCTCTTCGTCTACCACTCGTTTAGTCATAGTTTATCTCCCATCTATTGTTGTTAGTCTAAGGAAGTCTTCCGTAGAACTTAGTCTCATTTAGTGGGCAGTGAGCATCAAACAAGTACCAAGCGCAATTATCTTTCCCTACGCTCTTGCTACCCTCTATCCACTTGACACGACCTACAGATACAACCTTGGTACAGTAAGTCATGTACAAAGCTGATTGCTTAGTGTGCATCCAATCCGCATCAAACAGCAGCCAAGTAGGACACAAACCTAACCAGTGTTCTATGAAAGGGTGTAAGAACTTACGGTCCCATGGTGGATTAGTGATACAATAGTCAACAACCGTATACTTAGTAAGAGCTAGGTCTAGGGCGTTATTCTTTGCCACCTTAGGGTGCTTAGGTTCTATGTCGGATGCGTAAAGACACTTTCCTAAGCCACCAGTTAGCTCGTAAAGGTGTTTAACTAACCTACCATCCCCAGCGCAAGGCTCTACGTAATTAAACCCGTATGGCAAGTGGTGTATTAGTGGCTCAACAGCCTCTATAGGGGTAGGGTAATAATCACGCTCTATTCTTGTGTAATCACTGCGCTTTCCCATACAACTCTTTCAACCTCTTTTGTGACACGAACTCTGGCTCATACACACCATTTTCCAACTCACGTTTAATTACAACACCTGACCACCACTCATTGTTAGCTTGCCCAGCCCATGTTTCTTCTGCCCCTTTGTAGCAACCTGCGACCAACCCGATAGAGCCTTTAGGGTGGCTACTGTCCTTAAACTTAAGGTCACGTTTATGACTGTGACCACAAGTAGAACTATGGTGACGATGGGCGAGAAGGGCATTAGCATGGTGAAGACCAGACATAGCTGAACCAAAGTTACCACTACTAAAGAAATGAGCGTATGAGACACCATCGTAATCAGCGATAGAGGGGGCGGAATTACGGTACTCATGGTATTCGTCAAACCAGTGTTTTGTTTGAAGATGCCCAAAGGAAATCCCGTACTTTGATCCCTCAAGTCTCGGCTCATGGGCGATAGCTTTTTTAATGCGGTTCTCATGGTTCCCCTCAAACCCAATGTAAGCTGGTCGTTTACGCTTATGATGTCGAAACTTCCAACGAATACGGTCCATAGCATCGTTATAGTGGTTAATGTCAGCTTCGTAACTCTGACTAACTATAGCTTGTGGGTAACGTGTGTCGAAAGTGTTAAGTGATCGCATGTCAGCGCCATCCCCTAAGTCAACGACATAATCAGGTTTAACCTCATACAAGAGTTCCCCCAACCAATCAAAGCGTTCGTTACTAACCGAAGGGTCAGTGTGAGCGCAACTATATACTACTACTGTTTTACCTGCCACTATTCTTCCAATTCCAATGGTGTAATGTTAGACTTAAAGTAATTTAGTGTTTCCATGGCACCCTCCCTAGTCTCGAACCACAGTATTGAGTTTTCCATGACCCCACTATCTTCTATCAAGCAAATCAGGTAATACCTAAAGTTGTTGTGTATGTCAGAGGTTTCTTCCTTAGGAAGGTACTCCCTTGGGAATGGCCCCGCTTCTACACCCCAGATTTTAACTTTAGTATTCTGGTCCGTACTTCCTACTCCTTTCCCTTTTCCTTTCCCAGCGACCTTCTTCCCACATTTCCCTACCAAATTCCTCAGCTTCTCTTTTACACTGTAGGATAGTCGCCCAAATACGTTCGCTGTCTTCATGTTGGTCTATCTCCGTTGGTGCATAAGGTTTACCCTTAGTCGCAGCTAATCTGTTTGCCCTACTTAGTATTTTCACTGATCCACCCCTCTGGTATAAGTTTATCTGCGTATAGAAATCCATTTTTGTAGCACCAGTCTCCGTAACTAGTCTCAGAACCCTTGTTTATTTTAGCTCTTGAGTTAGAGAACACGAACCTAATATCAAGGTTGGGGTGTTGCTTCTTTACCAACAAGTGTTTCTTTCTATCAGCGCCGACAAACCTACCCTTACTTTCGATTATGATACCATTAGGAAGTTGGAAGTCAGGTGTGTAAGTCCTGACCTCATTTACTTGAAACTTAATCTTAACCTCTTCGTAAGTGAAAGGTACAGATAGACCTTTAAGTTGGTCTGAGATACGATCCTCTAGACCTGACCTGTATCCGTGTTTCCTACCTCTTGCGGAGGCTCCCACAGTTCGTTGTCTTGTCGTCTTAACCATAGCAGCCTCGCGTTTTCAATAATACGTTCTGTGTCACCTTCGTAAGAATTTACAACAACTCTCCACATATCCAACTCTGTGTGACAATCTTGTAACAACTTATCAGCTTTCTTAGGTCCAATACCACGTATTCCGATAATGTTGTCTGCACGATCCCCAGTCAGTATTTGATGGTAAAAAAACTTAGTTCCCTCAAAGGGGGTAACTTTCACCCACTCATTCCTACCGAAGTTGAAGTGCCAACAGGGTAACTGTAGCATATCCTTGTCAATAGAGGCGACCACACAATCATAACCTAGTGCAGCCGCACTCTTAGAGATTAGGTCGTCAGCCTCCTCTTCAACACTAACGATAGCACTGTAACTGTCGATCATGTACTGACGAGCAGCACCAAGGTATTTAGGTTTTTCTGTCGCTTTCCTGTTACCTTTGTAGGGGTAAGATTTAGCTATGTCGAACCTAAAGTTAGTGCTGCCTGTCAAGTAAGTCTGGTACTCATGGGGAGCTGGGAAAGGAAGCTCAATAGTCTCATCTAAGATGAAGTACATTAGATCATCAACCTTATTCTCAGCGTCTTTACTGGTAAGGTCTTGGGTGGCAAAGGCTGCACGGTAGGCTACAATGTCTCCGTCAACTAACACTTTACCCTTCACTTAAGTGTCCCCAAAAACCATACTACCATCGTCTTTCTCAAACCCTACGTTACAAACGTAAGACCAACCCGCTCCCCGAACAGCGTCACCAAACAACATAGCTAGTTGATCTAGAGAAAACACATCTTCGTGTACGTGTTCAGACATACCTTCGTAACCATCTTCTTCCGCATTGTACTTAAAGGAAATTGAAACTTGCATGTTATTTACTCTTTCTTACAGTTGAGACAAGGACCATAGTTGCCAACAAAGTCCATAGTGTGTAGGCAATACCCAAAGTTGGGAATAAGGTGTTTAGTGACCAGATTACAACAAAGGAAATTAGTGTTAGGCGAGCCAACCAAACTAAGAGCACGAACAGGGCAAAAACCAATTCCCCCACAGTACCCTTGAGGCCAGTAACCTTAGAAAACTCTTTACTCATCACAGAGTAAACATTTCGTCTTCTTCGGTAGGCACATACTCTTCCCAAGCAACGTGTTTTGTAACTGCAATAGCTACAAGACGTACACCAGCACCGTTACTGTAAGTCTCAAATTGGACCTTAGCTTCAGTACCATTGCCCAAAGAACCATCACCCTCTAGAGTCCAACGAGATTTGTTCTCCAAACCGTTAGTCAAGTTTACAACCAGTGGCTCACCGCCAAAATCAACTTCGGTAGGCTCCCCCTTTTTATTAGTGAAGGTCATCTTGTGGTCGTGCATACGACTAAGCTTGATAAACTTGCCGATACCGAAGTCAGAACCCTCTTTGATACGGTCATTACCCATAGGTTTAGGGTCAAGTCCGTCACTCAACAACTGTTCAATCTGAGCTTCGTCTGTGAAGTAACCGTTTACTACATACTGACCATCGTGTGCTTGCACTTTCTTGGCAACCTTGTTGTTGTCGCCGCCCATGTCTCGGTTATCATAGAACACTTTTGCATATTCCAGAACCATGTCCATTGCGTACTTAGCCATAATCTAGTCTTCCTTTTTAAGCTGCGGTAGTGCAGCACTTCATGTTGGTATTATACTATAGGGATATATTTTGGAGTTTGTAACACTATAGCACGTAACTTTTTTCTCTTTTGTGCGGTTATACAACTACAGTTGCACAAAAGACTCACTTTTAGTGGATGTCAGCGTAAGTGTTACCGAACTGAACGTCAGCACCCAAGGGAACATTTAGTTTTACTTTGACGTTTAGTTTTGCAGCGGCATCGTGCATGATTTTACTTACCTCTTCTTCTTGCCCAAGCTTAACCAAAGCTATAATTTCATCGTGAAACTGACCCACGCACTGTATGCCGTTCTTACGACAAATAGCCACCCAAGTGTCAAAGCAGAATACCCCAGTACCTTGGTTTAAGGTGCTGAAACGGTCCTTATTACTACGTAGACTGTACCAGAAGCCCGACACAGGGTTGAGTAACCACATGTGACCAAATAGCTCCCGTGTACGCACTGTACTAGCTACCTTTTCAATAGCCCAGTTACGTGACCAAAAGGCGTCTAGTAGCTTACTTGCCTCACGTTGGGTCATACCTGTGTTTCTGGATAGTGTAGGTGGCTTGACACCATAAGTTGCACTGTAGTTTACAACCTTGTAGTTCTTTCGTAGTGCCTTGAGTGATACCTCCCCAGAGTTGTGTTTATCAATGTCGTCTTGGTTAATAACCCCAGCGTGCTTGGCAAGGTCCAAATGAGGATCAAAACCTTCCCTACTCATTTCCTCTACGTAGTCTGGGTCTAGGGGCTTCATGTAGTGTCGTTTTGTGGTGTCTTCTAGGCTAGTCATATCAGCACCAGCAAGCACATAACCTTCTGGGCAGGTAAGGCACCCTCGGATAACATCACCATAAGGTTTGTCTACACTAGGAAGGTTTACCAAAGGCTTAAAGTGCTTAAACCTAAACGTGTTAGTAAGCCCAGCTATACCCGCTTGAAGATACCCGTCTACATGACTGTCTAAGAAACCTTTTAGGATACCAGAGCGGTGAGTGAGAACAGTGAGGCCATCAAGAATATCAACAGCAGCATCAACAGCAGCAAGTTCCTTAACGCTCTCACATAGTTCCCCATCTTTTCGTACTTGTTCAATCTTACGCTCATCACCTGTCTTTTTATCCCTCAGGAATTTGTACGTACGTGGCTTCCAACCCAAACTGTACAACCAGTCTTTTACTTGGTCGTTGGAGGTAGGTTTACCCAGTTCTTCCCCAGTCTTAACGACAAAACAAACAGCAGACTCTGGTTGCTTGTGTTCCTTACACAGGGCCTCCCACTTTTCACCAAGAGAAGACATTTCACCGTCTTTCTTGAACATAACTTTAGGTTTATTTACCATCTTGGTTAAAACCTTACGTGGCATAGCCTCAGCAAGTTGAGCTACCTTTTCCTCCTTAAGGGACATAATTTCGTCGTAGGCTGCTTGTGCCTTTGGTACGTCTAATTTCCACCGGAGGGCCTCTTGCTCCCTTGCACAATCCATCTTGAACGATAGGTAGTCGATTAGTCGATCTTTGTCCGATTCCTCAGGGTACAACTTGGTAAGCTTTAGGTTAAGATCACGCCACAGACGTGAGTTAATCTTAACATCCTCATCACACCTGTGGGCGTACTCTTCTGGCGTAAGGTTGTCCCAGTCCTTAATGACAGGCTTAGGCACCCCATAGTCCACCCCGTAGCCCTCAAGGCCATGCTTAGGTCGATCATGGTTGAG